CGCGCACCGGCACGGCGGCGGTCGCGTTCGTCCTGTCGGCGCTGGCCGGATCGGGGACATTCGCCGGACCGCCAGGCCGAACGGGCACGGGTGGCGTGGCGTTCGCCGTCAGCACACTGAGCGGATCGGGAACGGTCACGGCGCCGGGTTCGGTGACCGGGAGCGGTGGGGTGGCGTTCCCCATCTCGGGACTGAATGGATCCGGTACATTCGCCGGACCGCCGGGCCGAACGGGCACGGGCGGCGTGGCGTTCGCCGTCAGCGCACTGAGCGGATCGGGCACGGTCACGGCGCCGGGTTCGGTGACCGGGAGCGGTGGGGTGGCTTTCCCCGTCTCGGGACTGAGTGGATCCGGTACATTCGCCGGACCGCCAGGCCGAACGGGCACGGGTGGCGTGGCGTTCACCGTCAGCGCACTGAGCGGATCGGGAACGGTCACGGCGCCGGGTTCGGCGACCGGGAATGGCGGTGTGACATTCCCCTTGTCCGGACTGGCCGGATCTGGGACGTTCATCGGCCCGCCGGCTCGAACGGGTACGGGCGGCGTGGCGTTCCCTGTCAGTGCATTTGGCGGATCGGGCACAGTCACGGGGCCGGGTTCGGCGACTGGCGCCGGTGGCGTGGCATTCCCCGTCTCCGGCCTGGCCGGATCGGGGGCATTTGTACCGCCGTCGGTCCGAATGTTTGAAGTGCCCCGAGTCGATCGCGGTTATACCGTGCGGGCGGAGGCTCGTAGCCACACCGCAGCAAGCGAATCCAGAATCCTAGTCGTTTCGGAAGGAGACTGAGTGGATCTCGACATCGAGCGGCGTTCGACTTTTCCGGCGAAGGTGATGGATCCAAAGGATCCGGACGCCGTGCTGGACTACTCGGTGGATTGGGGACTCTGGCTCGGGGATGACACAGTGCTGGCGAGCGAGTGGAGACTGGAGACGAGCGGGCCGCGGCCCGTCGCGAAGGTGAGCGATTCGCACTCGTCGACCGTGGCGACGATCTGGATCAAGAACGGGATCGCGGGGGGCCGATACAGGGCGACGAACCGGATCAGGACGGTGGGTGGCCGGACGGACAGCCGGACGATTGAGATCCCGGTGGAGCAACGATGATGCGCATACTCGGGAGGATTCCGGAGTGGCTCGGATTGGCGGTGGCGCCGGCTAAAGCGGGCGCGCGGGCTGAAGCCCGCCCTCCAATGGAGGAAATCGGGACCACGGGGACTCCGTTTTTCGCGGGGTATTTGCGGGACCTTGGCGAGTACAACCCGACACTGGAAGGACTGAGCGCGTTTGCCACGTACGAGAAGATGCGGCGGTCGGACGCGCAAGTCGCGGCCACGCTGATGAGCATGAAGCTGCCGATCCGGAGCGCGGAATGGACGGTTACGGCGCCGGAGAATGCTACTCCGGTGGAGCAAGAGGCGGCGGACCTGGTGCGGGAGTGTTTGCTCGAGGAGATCAAGTTCGACTCCGTCGTTCGGAACGCGCTGCTGATGTTGGATTTCGGGTGCTCGGCGCACGCGGATCACTGGTATGTGGATGGGAACCGGGTCCGGATTAAGAAGTTGAAACCGTTGTTGCCGGTGACGTTCCAGCGGTGGATCACGGACCCGGAGGAGAACCTGGTCGCGATCGAGCAGTACGGGGCGATGGGGGATACCTACGTGACCAAGCTGGTCGAGGCGGACCGCCTGGCGCTGTTCACGTTCGAGCAAGAGGGGGCGAATTTCGCGGGGCGGTCGATGCTGCGGCCGGTTTACCAGCACTGGTACATCAAGAGCAACCTTTACAAGATCGATGCGATTTCGATCGAGCGAAACGGGATGGGCGTGCCTTACGCCATCATGGCCGAAAACGCGAAGAAGGAAGACCGGGACACGGCGCTGGCCTACGTCGAGAAGCTCTCGACGCACGAGAAGGCGGGGATCGTTTTGCCGAACGGGTGGGTGTTCGGGCTGAAGGGCGTTGAGGGGACCCTGCGCGACCCGAAGGAATCGATCGCGCACCACAACATGATGATCGCGATGGCGGCTTTGGCTCAGTTCATGATGCTGGGGCAGTCGAGCGGCGGGAATCGGGCTTTGGGGGAATCGCTGGGGGATTTCTTTTACATGGGGTTGCAGGCCACGGCCAAGGCGATCTCGGAAGAGCTTTCCCGGACCACGATCCGGCGGTTGTGCGATTACAATTTCGCGGGGTTGACGCGGTATCCGAAGGTGGTCGCGCAGAAGATCCAGGGGATCGAGTTTGGGACGCTGTACGCGGCATTGAAGGAGCTCGCCGGCGCGGGGTTGGTGCAGGGTGACGACGAGCTGGAGAGCTACCTGCGGAAGACGATGGGGCTTCCGGAGGCGGGGAAGGAACCGCGGGTGAAGGCGGCGCCACCGGCGCCGGAGCCGGAGAAGATGCCACGGATGAACACGGATAAACAGGCAGAGCCAACAGCGAAGAAATTGCAGGCGTCGGATGCGGGATTGAGGCGCCAGGCGGGGACGGTGGGATCCGAGGGCGCGCGGCGGGCGGAGAAGTGTTTGGCGTTGGCGGAGATCGTGGGGGAACTGGACGCCGGTCGGGATCAAATCGCGGCGGCTTTGCGGCGGGCGCGCGGGCGGGTTCAGAAAGAGATTGTGAACAAGCTGGTGAACACTCCGGTGCGGAATCTGCATCGGGTATCGATCGCTCCGGACGCGAAGCTGCTGGCGGAGGTGGAGGCTGTCCTGCGCGGGGTATATGAGTTTGGAGTGGGCCAGGTGGCCGAGGAGCGGACTCGGCAGGCGCCGGCGACGGCGGGGATTTTGCGGGCGGCGGATTTGCGGACGCCACTCGGGATTTACGCCGATGGCGTGGTGGGGGAGTTTACGAACAATCTGAACGCTCGCGCGGCGAATGTGGCTCTGGATTGGATGCGGCGGCCGGGGGCGGACACGACCAAGGGCGAGACGATCCTGGCGATCGAGGGGGAGCTGGACGGGCAGTCGGACAAGTGGATGGACGGGGTGGCGTCGAAGGGGACGAACGAGGCTTTCGCGGAGGGCCGCGCGGACGGGTACGAGGAGCATAAGGACGAGATCTCCAGCGTGATCTATTCCGCGCTGCTCGATCTCAACACTTGCGAGGCTTGCGCGGCGGCGGACGGGGACGAGGGGGCTACGCCGGGGGACATCGCGGATGTTCCGAATCCGGATTGCGACGGCGGGGACCGGTGCCGTTGCGTGCATGTGTACGTGTTTTCGGACGAGGTAAGGCAATGAACTTCGTGCGGGAACTGCGCGGAGACGCGTATAACCGACGTGCCGGGCGATGGGCGCCGGCGCGTGCATGAGGAGTTGAGAAATGGCAAGAGCTTTACAAGTACCGAAGTTGGGGATTTACCCGATGTATCCGGCGTTGCCGCCGTGGCTGGCGTTCACGGCGGGGAAGATTTGGCACGTCAAGCCGTACTCGGGGAGCGACGCGAACAGCGGGCGGGAGCCGCACACGGCGTTTGCGACGCTGGCGGCGGCGCTGGCGGCGGCGACGGAGAACCGGAACGACATCGTGCTGATGTATTCCGAGCACAACACGGGGACGCTGACGAGCGATTACCAGGCCACGATGCTGGACTGGAACAAGAATGGCGTCCACCTGGTCGGGGTGAACAGCGGGGTAAGCATTTCGCCGCGGTCGCGCATTTCGGCGATCAGCACCTGGACGTCGGCGAATCCGGCGATGAAGGTGAGCGCGAGCAACTGCTACATCGCCAACGTCCAGATCATCATGGACGCGACGGACACGACTCCGCTGGGCGCGTTGTCGGTGACGGGCAGCCGGTGCCGGTTCGACAACTGCCACGTCTACGGCATCGTGTACGCGGCCAACGATATCGTCGGGGCGTATTCGCTGCTGCTGTCCGGCGCCGAAGAGGTGGAGTTCAACGGCTGCCAGTTCGGAAGCGACCGGATTGCGAAGGGCGCGCAGGCAAACAGCGTGCTGAAGTTCGCGGCGGTGGCGAAGAACATCGTGTTCCGGGATTGCATTTTCCGGCTGGTTTCGACCAGCGCGACCAACCATGTATTCGTGCGCGCGGCGGCGGGGTCGCTGGACGGATCGGTGGCGTTCATCCGGTGCCAGGGTATCAACTCGAAGCACCGGAACGTGGGGGCGGCAGAGCTGACCTACGCGATGGTGGTGGCCTCGGACGCTGGCGGGGACGTTTTCCTGTCGGCGGACAGCACGTTCCAGGCGGCGGATGTCAACTCGAGCAATGCGGGGAATGTCTATGGAGCAGCGGCTGCTACGTCGGGGTTTGCAATTCCGTTGACACAGTAGTAGGCGGGTGAGGGGACCGGCCGGGAGGCCGGTCCCACAGGAGATGGTGATGGGGCCACAGTTTATCGCGGTGTTGGGAGAGCTTCCCGGCGAGGGGTTGGTGCGGATCCCGCTCGCCAAACTCGGGCGGTGGTTCAAGGGCAAGCTGAAGTTTTCGATCACGCCGGCCGACGTGGCCAAGATCGTGATGAACTTCGCCAAGCGGACGGCGGACGTGGTGATCGATTACGACCACGGCACTGAATACGCGGCCGGAAAGGGGCAGCCGGTGCCGGCGTCCGGGTGGCTGAAGGAGATCGAGCCGGAGACGGACGGACAGGGCATTCTGTGGGGCCTGGCGGACTTCACCGAGAAGGCCCGGGCGATGCTGGCGGCGAAGGAGTACAAGTACCTTTCCGCGGTGATCGACTGGGGCGCGCGGGACAGGACGAGCGGCGAGCAGCAGGGGGCAACGATCACGTCCGTCGCACTGACGAACGTGCCGGTTTTGGAGCAGATGCCGGCGATCGCGCTGAGCGAGGCCGGATGGGTGGTGGAGGAATCCACCGAAAGGAGAGAGCAGATGGCAGTCAAGAAACTGATCCTGGCGGATCGGGCGGCCTGCACGGCGCGCGCGGTCCTCGAGGACGGAACGGAGACGGTGCTTTCGGTGGAAGGTTTGACACCCAATCCGAAGGTGATCTGTCTGGCCGATATCAAGCGGGCCGCCGATGGGCGGTTCGATTTCGCGGTGTTAAGCGACACCGAACACCCCGTGGCTCCGGAGGTATTCCGGGCGATGGCGGTGCAGCAGGAGCTCGACGCGGCGGTGAAGGCGGGGAAGATCACGCCGGCGCAGCGGCCGTCGATCGAGAAGCTGGCTTTGAGCGACCTGGCGGCGTTCCGCGAGTTCATCGCGGCGCAGAAGGACCAGGTGGCTCTGAGCGAGGTCGGGTTGGCGGGCGGCGGCGGGGCCGGCGGCGACCTGGCGAAGGTGGACGCGCAGATCGAGCAGCTCGCGCGGGCGAAGGTGGCGGCGGAGAAGATCGGGTACGGCCAGGCGTTCAAGGCCGTCCTCAGCGAGCGGCCGGATCTGGCGAAGGCCCGGATCTCGGGCATGAGAGAGGAGGCCTAAATTGACGGGCGAATACAGGGCTTACAAGATCGAGGACGCCGCGGGGGTGCTGCAATACCGCGCGGTGGTGCAGGGGACGGTGGCGGGCGCCGTCAAGAAGCCGAGCGGCGCGAACGAAGGCAAGTTCGTCGGCGTGACGCAAGAGGCGCAGGCCACGCAGTACCGGAGCGTGGTGGTGAAGGAGAGCGGGCGGACGTTCGCGGTGGCGGCGGGCGTGATCGCGGTGGGCGACGCGGTGTACATCGGCGACAACGCCGGGAAGGTGGCGAGCTGCCAGACGGCGCTGGTGGATTTGGCGGAGAGCACGGCGTACGTGACGTATGTGATCGGATTCGCGCGCACGGCGGCGGGGGCGGATGGAGACATCATCGAAATCCAGATCCAGCCGTTCGCGAAGTGCACGCCGGTTAGCTGATCGAGTTAACCCGCTGGCCGGCCGGCGCGCGTTCCTGGCGGGGCGCGCCGGCCCGCGGCGATGCGACTGCACCAGGTTTCCGGGGAGCGGGCTCCGGATGTCGCGGCCGCGAATTTAGGGGGGCGAGGAGAAGAAGATGAGCAAGTTCGGGACGGTACACATTGACGCGGCGCTGACGCAGGTGAGCGTCGGCTACCGGAATGCGGGTTTCATCGCGGAGCGGGTGTTTCCGGTGGTGCCGGTGGGCAAGCAGTCGGACAAGTATTTCGTATCCGGGAAAGAGATCTTCCGGGTGCGCGACGACCGGCGTGCGGCGGGGGCGGAGGCTCGGGAGTCGCGGTGGACGCTGTCGAACGACACGTTCTTTTGCAGCGGCCATGCGCTGAAGGATTACGTTCCGCGCGAGGATCAGGTCAATGCCGATCCGCAATTGGATCTGCTGACGGACACCACGGAAGTCCTGACCGACCAGGTGTTGCTGGCGGAGGAAGCGGCGCTGGTGACGGCGCTGGCGGCCGGGGCGACGGCGGCTTCGCAGGCGACGACGCACTGGGACGACGACGACGTCGATCCGTTCGCGATTATCGAGACGCAGAAGCTGGTGATCGCGAAGAAGATCGGCAAGATGCCGAACGTGCTGGCGGTGTCGGCGCCGGTGGCCTCGGCCCTGAAGCTGAATGCGAACGTGCGGCAGTTGGTGACGGGCGCGGGGAGCGTGGCGGCGGCGCTGGTGACGATGGCGCAGATCGCGGCGTACCTCGAAGTGGATGAGGTGGTCGTGGGCAACGCCGTGTACGACACGGTGAACGAGGGGCAGAACGCGAGTCTGAACTTCGTGTGGGGCGAGTACGGGCTGCTGTTCTATCGTCCGCCGAATCCGGGGCGGAAGACGACCAGCTTGGGATACACGTTCCAGTGGAACGGGGCGTTCGGCGGCGACCAGGCGCAGTTCGTGAACCGGTACTACTGGCAGCCGAACCTGGCGGACGTGGTCGAGGTACACAAGTACTACGACCAGAAGCTGGTGGACACGGGCGCGGGGATTCTGTTCACGGACTGTTTGACGTAGGAGGGGGCACAGCCTGAAGGCTGTGCTACCAGGAATTGCGATGGCGGCACCTACTTTGAGTTCGGTTTCACCACTGACCGGTCCCCCCGGGTCAGCGGTGGTCTGCCTGGGCGCGGGCTTCGATGCCGGCGCCCAGGTTGGATGTCCGGGGCTGGTGGCGACCACTTGGGTGAGCGCCACCGAGCTCCGAGCGGCGATTCCGGCGGACCTTGAGGGGCGGGCGGGTAGCTCGGTGGTGGTATCCGTGTTCGTGCAAAACGAAGACGGAACGACGTCGGCAACCCTGTCATTCACGGTGCGGTTCGGGGAGACGTGGACCACGCTGGAGGCGGTGTGCGGGGAAGTGCCGCAGTTCCGGCGGGGTGGGACGATTCCGGACGCGACGATCGAGGCTTGGATCTGGTCGATCGCGCAGCGGATCAACGCGATCATGTTGCGGCGCGGGTTGTCTCTGGCCGCGGCGGATTGGGCGCAGCCGGCGGCGGGCGCGGTGCAGCCGGCGCCGGAGTCGGTGCTCGAGCTGATCGTGCGATACGGGGCGGCGGCCCGGCTGGCGTCGGCGGTGGGAGCGCAGTTTTCGGCGACGGGGGAATGGGGATTGGCCAAGACCCTGCGGTCGGATTTCGACCTGGAGCTGAAGGCGCTGGCCGCCGGCGAGTACGACAAGGTTTTCCGGCCGGGGGCGGCGACGGTGGAGACGGGCACGCTTGCGGGCGGCGGGGATGTGACGGTTGCGGAGACGGGAGACGCGGAGCAGGCGTTCACCAAAGGACAGGTGTTCTGACATGAGGGGAGTGAAATACGCGGTGTTGTGGGTGGCGGCTGTGCTGGCGTGGATGCTGGTGCTTTTGCCGTTGGTGAATATGTGGGCGCAGACGCCGACGACTCCGACGCGGGCGGCGGACAGTCAGGTGAAGGCTCCGCCGACTCAGCTCACGGCTATCTGGGTTGTAACTCCGAACGGGAAGATTTTAGTGCAACCGGACGCGACGATACAGATTGACTTACTAGCCACGCCGCCGACGATCAGGGCGGTGGCGCCTCCGGCGGCGGTTGGGCCTCGGGAGTGGGTAGATCAGTATGTGGTTCCGGCGGGCGGGCAGACGGCGTTTACCTTGACTTATACGCCGGTGCTACAGACGTTCGTAAAGGTGTACAGGAACGGCTTACTCCAGTGGCAGAGCGCGGATTACTCGCTGATAGGGCAGACGGTGGGGTTCTTACCGGGGCAGGGGACGGCGGCGGGGGATTTGATTCAGGTGTGGTACTGGAAACCTTAGCCGCGAATGGACGCGGATGGACGCGAATAAGACGACTTAGCAAGTTGGAGGCGGGGAATGAGTAAGTTAGTGAAACTGATACCCATCGCGATCAAGATCGCGCAGGCGATCGAGGCGTTGATGCCGGGCGGGGGGCAGGGGAAAACTAAGTTCGGGATCGCGCTGAAGATTGCGGGGGCCGGCTGGGACTCCTCGGCCGACGTCCGGAAGGGCTGGGACGACAGGGGACAGTTCAGCGAGAACATGGGGCGGGCGATCGACGCCGCGGTGAAGCTGATGAACGACGAGGGCGTGTTCAAGAAGGGGAAAACCACAGCCTGAAGGCTGTGCCACCAGGAGTTACTAAGTGTTTCGGTTTCGGCTGGACATTGCCGGGGAAGTGCAGTTCGACCGTGGGATCGCGCGGTTCTCGGACGGGGTGGCGGACTACCGGCCGATTTGGAAGGTGATTGCCGACGATTTCTACGAGACGGAAAAGAAACAGTTCAAGAGCGAGGGGGCGGAGGGCGGCCCGTACGCTTGGCAATTCCTGTCGGAGAAATACGCGTTGTGGAAGGAAGTGCATTTTCCGGGGACGCGGATCTTGGAGCGGACGGGGGATCTGGAGAGATCGCTCACGAAGGCGGGCGACCCGAACGGGGTACTGATTCAGGAACGCAAGACACTGACACTGGGGAGTAAGATCCCTTACGCGATCTATCACCAGTCGATTGAGCCGCGGAAGAAGCTTCCACGCCGGCCGGAAATCATGTTGACGGAAGGGTTTAAGCGTAAGACGATGCACCACTTCCATCAATACATGGTGCAGGTGGCGAACGGATGCGGATTCCGGGTGGGGCGGACGGAGAGTGCGAGCGCCGAGTCATTCCGGCGGGCGATGCGGGTAGGTCTGGGGGGGTACAGGTGGTGAGGAGGGGAATTATGTTGATGAGATTGATGGCGGTGATGGCTTTGGCGGCGGGGATTGGCTTCGGACAATCCGGGAGTTCGGCGGTGTTTTCGCAACTGTTCACACAGCAGTCGGCGACGGGGCAGAGCGTGATATTCGCCAACGTGCGAAACCTGGGGATTACCAACCATGTCATTGAGTGGACGGTGGCGGGCGGGCCGAGCGGGTGCACACTCTTGGTTGAGTCGAGTCTGGACGCGGTGAGCTGGTCGACGGCGAGCACAAACACTTGCACCACGATGGGGAATGTCGCACTGACGGGGACATATATGTATCTGACCGTCAACCTGACGGCATTCACCGGAGGCAGCTCGCCGAACATCAGTGTGAACTATCGGGGGTACTTGCCGGGGCAGGGGTTGCCGGTGCGGGTGACGGAGGGGGGGACGGGATCAATCGTCGCGTTTACTCCGGGGTCGGTGCCGTATGCGATCGCCGGTGGCGTTTACTCCCAGGACAACGCGAATTTCTTTTGGGATTTCACGAACAAGCGGCTGTGTTTGCTGTCGAACACCTGTTCGAACACGCTGGACGTGGGGGGCGGGAAGTTCTACGTGACCGCGGCGGGGCTGGTGGGGTCGCGCGAGCAGACAGTGACGGCGAGTTCGGCGGGCGTGGTGCCGATGACGGTGACCGGGGCGGCGTCGCAGACGGCCGATCTTTGGCGTTTGAAGAACAGCGCGGGCACCGTGGTGGCGCGGGCGCTGGCGGGGGGGGCGATCCAGCCGGACAGCGGGGTGAGCGCGACGGGGCGGAGCCGGTACGCGACGATTCCGGTGGGGAGCGTGGCGTACGGATCGACGGGCACGAACACGACGCTGGTGGCGGGGACGATCTATTGGGCGGAGGTGTACATCCCGGCCAATATCACGCTGACGGGCGTGGCGGTGCTGAACGGCGCGACGGTGGGAACGGACAAGTGGATCGTGGGGCTGTACGCGACCGCGGGCGGGGCGGCGGTGGCTAACAGCAATTTGTCGGGCACGGCGTCGAGCGGGGCGGATGCATTCCAGGCGATCGCATTCACGGCCACCTACGCGGCTTTGGGGCCGGCGCGGTATTGGGTGGCGTTCCAGTCGAACGGGACGACGGACACGCTGCGGACGATCGCGGCGAACACGTACATTGACGTGTTTACGAAGAGCGCGACGGGGAGTTTCGGGACGTTGCCTTCCCTGACCGTGCCGACGACGTTCACGGCGGACAAGGGGCCGGTGGCTTACGTGTACTGAGCCGCGAATGGACGCGGAATCTGGCCGCGAATGAACGCGAATGAACGCGAATAAAACATATAAATAAATGGCTCAACTGATCAGGCCGGTGATCGACAAGCTGCTCGAGGTTTTGGCGGCTCGGACTACGGGCTTCGTGGCGTTTGGGCGGCTGTTCACGGGGGTGATGCCGAACGCGCCCGCGGTTTGGGTTATGCCGGGGCGGACGGTGATCGATCCGGAGTGCTCGATGCTGGGCCAGGCGCACTTGGTCACGATCAAGTTCGGGGTGGAGCATTCGGATCCGGACGAGCTGATGAACGCGGCGATGGATGGGATGGCGGAAATCCACGGGGCGATCGAGGCGAGCTGGCCGGGGGATTGGGTGGACGCGGTGACGGGGGGCCAGGTGCAGAGTGTGACGATTCGGGAGCACGATTACGGGCCGACCTGGACGGCCGGGGGAATGGTGGCGAAATTTCCGGAGATGGACCTGCTGATCGAGGTCGAGGAATTGAGGAGTGAGTCATGAAACGGTATCGGGTGACGCTGCCGGTGGAGATCGACGGCGTGGTTTACAACTTCGGCGAGGTCGTCGAGTTGGGGCTGGAAGACGCGGCGCTGTACGCGCACGCTTTGATCGCGGTGGAGGAGGGCTAACGAGATGGCTGCGGGGACTGCGAAAGACATCAATGTAATTGAAAAGCACCAGGGGCCGGGAGACCTTTGGGTGATTACGACGCCGCCGGTGAATGCGACGCCGCGGCTGACTTTGGCGAGCGACGGGACGCCGGAGAAGACGGCGCACGGGACGTGCGTACACCTGGGGGCGATCCAGAGCGCGATCACGTCCATGGTCAAGGGCAAGATGGCGATGATCGACCTGGACCAGCACGACGCGCCGATCGATTGCTATCCAACCGACCTGGAGGCGTCGATCGAGGCGGAGATGGCGCAGACGGCGGCGGCGAAACTCCAGCGGGCGCTGGGCGTGGGGGTGTATTCGGCGCCGACCGGATTCAAGCAGACCACGTTCGGCGGGCTGCTGGTGGTGCCGACTGTGTGCATTTCGGCCATTTCGCCGAAACGGACGGCGGCGGCGAAACACATTGTCGCGACGCTGTTTTCGGCCGTGGCGGTGGGCGGGTTCAGCGTGTCGTTCGGACGGGCGAAAACCTCGACCTACAAGGCAAAGTTCGTGGGGTTGGCGGACCTGGATGCGACGGCGGCGCGGGTGGTCACCAAGCAGGTCGGCTGCTGGCACGAGACGCTGGCGGATGCGTCCAGCGGGACGGTGAACACAAAGGACTTCACGGTCGGCGAGATTTACCAAGGACCCGCGGATTTGTGGCTGGTCGACGCGGCGCCGGCCGATGGCAGCGAGAAGGTGACGCTGTACACCGACCTGACCCCGGACTCGTCGGTACACACCGCGTGCAAGCACCTGGGCGGGACCGAGGGCGAGATCACGATGACGGTGACGCCGAAGATCGGGTTCGGGCGGCTGGACCAGGTGGACGCGCCGGTGTATGCGTTTGTCGAGAGCATCGAGGCCAAGATCGAAGCGGAGATGAGTCAGACGGAGATGCTGAAGCTCTCGCGGGCGCTGGGGTGCGGGACGTATGCGGAGGACACGACGCCTACTCCGGTGGCGTGGAAACAGTTGACGTTCGGCGGATCGACTCCGGCGGCGGCGATTTGCATTGCGGCGATCGCGAAGAAGCGGACGGACGCGACGAAGGTGGCGGTGATGTGCCTGTACAAGGTGCAGCCGACGAGCGGGATCGAGGTCACGATGTCGCGGAAGAAGGCGAGCACTTACAAGGTGTCGTTCAGCGGGATGTTGGATCCGACGCGGACGGCGGGCCGGCAGATGGGGATTTTCTTCGAGACGGTGTAGGACCGCAGGCGAAAGCGCCTGCGCCACAAAGGCCACAAGGGGGGCAAGCGATGGCGAGAGCAAGCGAGTGGGCGGCGCGGGCGGGAGAGCGCGCGCGGGCGGAGGCGGCGGATCTGGAGCTGCCGAGCGGTCAGGTGATTTTGGCGCGGCGGCCGGACGCGGCGCAGCTCGCGGTTTGGGGGCGGCTGCCGTTGCAGCTCGCGGCGGCGAGCGTGAAGGGGGGGGAGGCGCCGGCGTTCACCGTCGACGATGGCGTTGAGCTGATGGCGTTCTACCGGGATCTGCTGCTGTACTGCTGTGTCGAGCCTCGGATAAGCACACAGCCTGAAGGCTGTGCCACCGACGCAATCCATCCGAAGGACATTCCGCAGGAGGACTGGGAGTACATCCTTCGGTGGGCGATGCGGTTCGAGGAGGGCCGCAACCTTGAGGGGTTTCGTCGCCGGCGAGCAGGCTCTGGCGTTGGCGGCGACGGCGAAGATGTGGGGAGTGCGGCCATCGGCTCTCTTGGCGATACAGGACCCAGTATTGGCATTGAATTTTGATTTGGGGATGACGGTCCGGATGAAGGAATTGGCCACGGATAAACACGATGTCGATTGATTCCAGCGCGAACCTGCTGTTCAACATCTCGGCGGATCCGAGCGCGGCGCAGGGTAACATACAGCGCTTTCGCGGGCTGCTGTCCAAGGACCTGGCGGGGATGGGGGCGGAGTTCCAGGGCTGGTCGAACTCGGTGTTTGGGAATTTGACGACGGTTTCGGGCGGGTTCGTTGCGCTGGGGGCGGCTTTGGCGGCGGGGGTGGTGGCGGCGGCGGGGGCGATGTCGGCGGCGGCGGACAAGGCGGCGACGTACGCGCTGGAGATTGGCAAGGGGAGTCAGCGGACGGGGATCGCGGCCGAGGAGATGAGCAAGCTGCGGTACGCGGCGGATTTCGTGGGGGTGAAGTACGAATCGCTGGTGATGGGGCTGACGCGGTTTGCGTCGACCATCGACAAGGCAAGGGATGCCAGCTCGCAGCAGGCGGCCGCCTTTCACCGGATGGGGATCGGCCAGGCGGAGATCGAGACCGGCTCGCGGAATATGCTGCCTCTGTTCTACCGGGTTACCGACGCGTTTCACGATCAGATGACGAAGGTGGAACGGGCGGCGATGGCTCGGGAGCTGTTCAGCCGGGGCGGCATCGAGCTGGTGGGGATGCTGGGGCGCGGATCGGCGGCGCTGAAAGAGTTCGGGGACGAGGCGGCGCGGCTGGGGCTGATCATGTCGGGCGAGGACGTGCTGGCGGCGAAGGAGATGAAGGCCGCGCTGCACGAACTGCACGCGATGAGCGAGGCTTTGGCGCTGTCGTTCGGCAAGTTGTCGATGCCGTTCAAGACGGATTTCCTGATTGGGATCGAAGGTCTGATTGGGGGGATGAAGGCGGCTTTGACGGGCGGGTCCGGCGACATGATGGGGCTGATCCGGAATTTCACCACCGGGTTTGCGGTGGCGTCGACGGAGGCGGCGGAGCGGATCAAGCGGAACGTGCGGGCGGGGATGGACGGGATCGGGGAGGGGCTGGAGGCTCCGGGGAAGGTCGCGAAAGAGACCACGGCGGATTTCTGGGGACTGACGAACGTGCTCGAGCAGTTGCGGGCGAAGTCGGCGGCGGCGCAGGGGGAAGAGGCGAAGCTGGGGCAGGAGTTCGCGCACCTGCGGCTGGAGCTCGGGAAGACGGGGGCGGAGTTCCTGAAATTGCGGGATGCGGGGAAGTTGGACCCGGAGGCGATCAAGCGGGAGCAGGCGGCGTTGCTGGCGATGTTCCCGGCTCTGATTAAGGCCGAGCAGGGGGCTTGGAAGGAGTTATTCGACAAACGGGCCGCGGCGGTGGAGGCGGCGGGGGTGGATTTGCAGCAGCGGCTGCTGGGGCAGCAGGAGCGGACGGCGGAGGGGGAGCGGGCGGCGTGGGAGGAGGAGATCGTCAAGCTCACGGCGCACCTGGCGAAGGCGAAGACTCTGACGGTGGAGAACCAGGCGCTGATCGGGGAGTTGAAAAAGGCCGGGCACTACAAGATCGCGCGGGAGCAAAACGAGGCGTTCGTCCGGGAGCTGGAGAGTTTGCAGCACGAACTGGCCGCGATGTTCACGGCTCGGCAGACGAACGCCGAGCGGCTGCGCTGGCAGTATGACCAGGACCTGGTCCGATACAGCGAGGTCGAGGAAGCGAAAACGCTCAAGAACTACACCGAGGAGGGCGAGCGGGAGGCCATCCGGCGGCAATTCGACATGAACCGGGCGGCGGCGTTTGCGAGATACGGCGAGGAGATGACGGCGCTGTACAACTCGCAGGGATGGCGGGGGCTGTTCGGGGCGGAGTTCGCGCAGGGGTTGCGGGGGAACGAGGCGCTGCTGCGGGAGTGGGCGTACTCGGTCGACCAGGCGATGATGATGCCGCAGGTATCCGTGGAAGTGCTCGGGGACATGAGCAGGAAGGCTTTCGGGCAGTTTGCGCAGGGCATGGCTCAGAACATCGCGCAGTCGGTGGTTTTCGGGAAATCGACCGGCGAAGCGATGCGGATGGCGCTGGCGTCGGTGCTGGAGAGTCTCGGCGCGCAGGCGCTGGCGTACGCGATCTATTCACTCGGGTTGGGATTTCTGCGGCTGGCGGAGTACTCGCCGGGATCGGCATCGCAGGCGTTTCAGGCGGCGGCGATTTTTGGGCAGGTAGGAGTGGAGGCGCTGGTGGCGGGGCGGTTGATCGCGCCCAAGCAGGGGGGGGCGGCTGGGGGTGGTTCGCAGGCTTCCGGCGCCGGCGCGGCGAGCGGAGTTGGCGGCGGGGCGGCGGGCGGCGCCGCCGGTGGCGGCGGCGGGACACGGGTGGCGATTTACATTCAGGGGCATGTGATCGGGCCATCGGGGATCGAGGAGTTGACCGACATCATAAACGAGGCGGTTGTCGGGCGGGATGTGCGGCTGATTGCGACGGGGGTAAAGCAGGTGGGGGCGGTGGCGAGATGAGAGGCGTGGACGGGTTGAAGCCCATGCCGCTTGAGGATTTGGCGCGGGCGTACGAGGTGCTGGCCTCGCCGGTGTGTCAGTGCGGGCGGGCGAAGGAGATCCGGCACCTGGCGCTGTGCGGGCGATGCTGGAGGCGGCTGCCGGCGGTTGCTCGGGCTGCGCTGTACGCGCGGGTGGGGGAAGGGTTTGGCGAGGCGTACGAGCGGGCGTGCGAACTGCTGACGGGCCAGATGGAGCTGGGGATCTGATGGGGCTGCCGAAAGTCACTTACGACGCGGGGGCGGGGAATGTAAGCCTGCAATTCGTGCGGGGGCCGCAGGGGTTCAAGTGCCAGGCTAAGGCGATTGTGCATGACAACGAGGCGACGAGCGGGATACGGGAGCGGGTGGTGGAGCGGACGGAGTTACTGCTCACGTTTTCGATGCTGGCGCTGCGCGTGGACGGCGACTTACCGGCCTGGGCCACGTTCATGACTTGGGCTTTGCAGGGGGGGACGTTCGCTTTTTCGCCGGACTCGGATTTGACGGACTATTACAACTGCGTGTCCGAGGACGAGGAGTTTAGTCCGGAGCTGCGGGGGCCGGGGGTGTACTCGGCGGCGTTCGTTTGGCGGATCGTTCCGGACGCGCTGGCTCCGGCGGGGCCGGGGGTGGTGTTGCGGCGGTTTTACGGGCATGGGGATTAGGGGGGATGAAAGGGATCGCGGTATGCGAATAAGACGGGACGACGGTCCCGCGGACCCGGCCGGGGGAAAGGGGACGAAGACCATGGGCGACCCTCCCATCATCATCATCTTTCCTTTCTTCTAGGGAGACGGAGTAAGGGAGACGGAGTAACTTGGCGATGTGCCTCGCGGGATTCCCGGCCGTCCGCGCGGGGAACAGAGCCTGAAGGCTGTGTCACTTAATTGGGGGGGGGAGTATGAGTACACGGATCGAGTGGTGCGACGAGACCTGGAGTCCGATTGTGGGGTGTTCCAGGATCAATGAGGGGTGCCGGAACTGCTACGCGATTCGGGAGTGTCACCGGATGGGATGTAACCCGAGTCCGACGATGCGGGCGAACTATGGCGGGCTGGTGACTCCGGACGGGAAGGAGTGGACGGGCGAGGTGCGGCTGCTCAGGGGCCGGCTGGACCGGCCGGCTCTGTGGAAGACTCCGAAGCTGGTGTTCGTCAATCCTTTGGGGGATTTGTTTCACGGCTGCGTTCCGTATCTGTGGATGCAGGAGATTCACGACGTAATGTGCGCCTACAACCGGCACACCTACGTGGTCCTTTCGAAGCGCTGGGACCGGATGATACACGCGTTCCCGGCGACACCTAACCTAGTGGTGGGCGTGTCGGTGCACGACCAGGCGAGTTTCGACGAGGCGTGGCCGTACTTACGGGAGACTCCGGCGGCGGGGCGGGTGGTGAGTTACGAGCCGGCGCTGGGGCCTTTGGTGCTGCCGGCGGATGCGCTGACGGGGGCGCGGCGGCTGCGGTGGGTGATTTGCGGCGGGGAATCGGGGAACTTGGCGCGGCGGATGGGTTCGGACTGGCCGTGCGAGTTGCTGATTCAGTGCCACGACGCGGGGATTCCGTTCTTTTTCAAGCAATGGGGGGAGTGGGGGCCAATGTCATTGGACCGGATCGGGAAGAAAAAAGCCGGACGAGTACTGGGTGGCCGGACATGGGACGAGCGGCCGGAAATGGGGGGAATGTGAGACTGATTTTGGGTTTGGTGATGGCGGGGGTGCTGGCGGCTGGGCAGGGGCACAGGCTGAAGCCTGCGCCACGGTGGTGGGTGGTTAGTGTGGCGGCTTTGGTGGCGGTGAATGTGCTCGACGC